GCACCTGCCACATCGAGTTTACGAACACGGACGTTTTGAAGTCCTTCAACCTCTACGCCGGACAGCGCAAAGGCTGGCTGCCGCCCACCTACGGCAAAAAGAGCTATCACGATATGGCCGCCGCAGACCGCCGGGTGGTTGACAGCTACGAGGGAGAGGCCAGCTACACCGACACCCTCACCCGGCACCTGATCCCCACGCAGAGCACGTTTTTACAGCTGAACGCTTAACACGAAACCGGATATTTTGGCAGGGCTGCACCGGGCAAAGCAACCCCGCCCCATCTTCCCGACATTTACGTCGGGAACATCACGAAACAGAAAGGAGGTATTTTCATGGTTCGATGTTGGATATACTCCGCCGGGCCGGATCAATGCCAATGCTACAACGTGGATGACGAAAACTTGGCTGATCTGGCAGCACAGGCGCAATTCCTAGAGGACTTCCGCGCCCAGCGTGCAGCAAACCCGGCTTTATACCGGCAACTGCTCAATATGCTGGTGCCCGCCGCCGATGCCATTCCCATGCGCAACTATACCGGCCTGCCGTTCTGACAGCCAGCCCCGGCAGCCGCCGGGAGTATCGCGAAATCCAGTATCACGAAAAGGAGCAGCAACCATGAAGAACCAGGGCACCATCGCCCAGATCCAGTGCCCGGAACCGGTGACAGAACGTCACCGCTTGACCGTGCCCCGCCTCGCCGACCTGGTAGCTCTGCCCACCGTCCACGTCTGAGCGCAGACCCGGAAGCTCTGGCAGGGCAGGCACCGTAAAGTAGTCCCGCCCCATCTTCCCGGCAGCCCGCCGGGGTCATTCTGGTGCCTCTGCACGAAATCTTCTTGCCTTTTATTGCTTTTGTTTGCGTTTTGTTCTATCATGACAGTAACGAAACACGAAAAGGAGGTTTCCCGTTATGACTATGATTCCCGCCTTCGGCCCCTGGACAGAGCATCCCGCAGACACTGACGAAGAAAAGCGCTTTGCCATCGCCCAGCAGAGCAAGACAAGCCCGCTTTCTGTGGACAAGGAACACGAAACCGGGGTTTTCTATGGATCCGGCAAAGAGCCGTATCAGACCAGCCTTGCAAGCTGCACCTGCAACGATTTTGTAAAGCGCAAAAAGCCCTGCAAGCACATTTTCCGGCTGGCTATGGAGCTTGGTATCATTGATGCGGCCTATAAGACGGGCCGCAGCACCGGCGAACGAAACGAGGCGCAGATCAGCTTTGCAGACAGTGTTGCTCTGGTGGAGCAGCTTTCCGACGCGGCACAGAATGCAATCAAGGATATGCTGTATTACACCAGTGAGCGCATCGACGACCGCCAGAAGCCTGTAACCTGTCACAATCTGGATCTCGTGCCGGAGCTGCGCACGTCGCCCCTGCTGCACGAAAATCCGTACCCGCTGGAAGAAGTGCTGAACGATCTGCCAAAGCCCTTTGTTGTGCAGCTGCTGGATCTGGTGCACCGGGAAGGCAAGCCGAAACGAAATGCGGCCAAAACCGTAATGGCTGCATGGCTGGCGCAGAACGCACCCATGCTGGCAAAAGAGATGCCCCCTTGTGCATCCTTCTCTTTCGTGGAGGTGTTCGACAAAGCCCAGCGCGACGTTTACAAGTACCTTCACCGCAAGTACGACACGGAAACGGACTGGTACACCGGCGCAGAGTATCCCGCCGGGGCTGTTCCTGCGGCAGACGGTTCTGCTTACTACTTCCCAGAGGACAGAGTTACCGATGCCCTCACGAAACGCGGTTTTAATCGCTGCCTGAATGGTTACATCCCGGAGTAAAGAATCTTACTTCACGAAATCTTACTTTTTGACCGCGAAATTTGCAATTTATCTGCAAAAATCCGGTCTTAGCCACGAAAAGCAGCTTTTTAACCACGAAATTCACTTTTTTGTGATTGAATTGAACTTTTTCGTTATCAAAACTTCAACTCATTCACTAAAACGGCACGAAATGGAGCATATTCATGGACGAAATTGAATTTTTTGCCCCGTGGCGTTTGGTCGCTGCTTTTGCGGACGGCTCCCGCCTGCTGTTCGATGGTCTGACGGAAGAACAGGCCAGAGACGCAATGGAAGCCGCCCAGGAAGAGCACGGCGACATTGGTTACTGGAACCGGGTCACGGATCAGAACTATGAGGACGGCAGGTATTACAAGACCGTCCCGCCACCGCCCTGCATCAACATCGTGGACTACGACGGCTACACTGGGCCGCTGGACGAAAACGGTCTGCCGGTAGGTCTGGCTGAACAGATTGCCCAGGCCAACACAGAGGAAGGTCGTGATCTCAACGAGGCGCAGATCATCATCAAGCGCAACGCTCCGCCGGATGACCAGCCGCCACACGAAAAGTAAATCACGAAATTCAAAAAGCCCGCCGGGTCGATGACCTGACGGGCTTATGGTGTTGAAAGGATGGTTTGTATGAAGTTAAACATGGATTGCGTCCGCGCCGTTATGCTTTGCGCAGAAGAGTACACAGACTATAACCACTATTGCTATTTCATTTCTTACCAGAAAAACAATGTGAACGACTTCCTGCTGGATGACCCGGAAACACCGCCAGCCTACCAGCTTGAACTTGAAAAGACCTACGACAACGACGATCTCTTTTACGCCGTTGAGTATTGCGTCAAATCCGGGTTTGTTGAAACGCTTTTCTCGAAAGACACTTATCGCATTCCCATTTCCCGCATTACGCCTGATGGGCATAGATTTCTTGAAAACATTCGGTCTGATACGAACTGGGAAAAGGTCAAAAGCGTTGCCAAAAAGGCCGGCTCTTTCAGCGCAGATGTGATAATCGAGATTGCAAAGAACGTAGCTGTGGAAGCGGCCAAACATTTTTTAACCAACACCTGACGAGCCTTCCTACCTCTGCATTTTCCAATTCGGTTTGGATTGCCGCTTCGTTGTACCAGATCTGCTTTTCTTTGATTCCAGTTTTCACGATTTCTTTTGCGATGGTTCTAACGGCATATTCTCGCGGGCTTATCATGCCGCTGTCAATCTCAATTTTGATCTTCACTTTGTCCTCCTTCGCGTAAATCCGGTTCAGCTGCCCGCCTTTCAGATTGGCAGTCCAGCAGCGGCTCTCCTGAATCCGAGAATATCGGTTTTGCTCTAATTTGACGTATCATAGCTTCGCACAGATCCTTTACCTCTTCTTCCGATTCCAGGACTATTTTGCCATCATTTCCTCCAAAGACTTCAATTCCGCCCTCTCTCCGTGGAATCACAGACCAGCGCAGATCAAACAGCACATCCTCGTTCCCCGGAAATTCTCTGCCCGGAAGGTCAAACATTGCTATTCCGCCAGACGGTTCAATAATTTTATCATCGGTCAGTTCAATTTTGATTCCCATTTTTCAAGGCCTCCGTAACCCTCAGCACATCTTTTGCGAAACGCAGCATTTTCGCAAGATCTTCTGTGTTCTTGAAACGGACTACGTTTCCTGCGTTTGAAATCAGTTCAACGCCACCATCCGGTGCCATCCTCACGAACCGGCACAGTTCGCCCTCTTCCCGTGCGGCCTGCTGCTCTTTGGTTTCTTCGATAAAGCAGGTTCTGAGCGCGTTCTCTGCGTCACAGTATACGCTCCTGTCACTCCGCACCAGCCTATACATCCTTCCGGGCAGCACCCGAACCTTGTTTTTATGCTTCTTTCCCATAACTTTGTCCTCCTTTGCACGAAACCCGGTAGGCCAACTGCCCGCCGGGTTATTTCTATGCCTGTTTTCAGATTTTTGGGGTAGTCGTGTTTGTTTTTCTACGACCATCGGACACGATTTTGCGGAAGCGCCTGCACATGAAGTTCCGCAGGCAGCTTTGCCTATAAGAGAATGTCACCCTCCGCCCAGGCATCCGCTCGGCGCTGTCCCTCGCGCGTGTTTAACGCACGCGATAATAAAGCGGCGCACTCCGGGAGCCGTTCCAGGTTCCTTCCCAGCTGTGCAAGAGCGACGTTTCGCAGGTACTTCAAGTGCTGCACACTGTATGGAACTTTCTGCTGTACTTCGTGCCATTTTTTGTGGCTGATGTAGAACTCCGTTAAAATCAGATTGTGGCCACTGTCCAGCCGGTTCATTTGTCCTCGGATAATGTTCTGATCTTCCAGCAACACAGCCCGCTGCCGTTCCAGCTGACGTAGTTGGTCTCCAATGCCCAGTTCATCCATCCGGCAGGCCATCGCCGCCGTGCTGTCCCCAGGTGTTCCGCCGCGGGGCATTCCATCGGTGCCCATGCCCCGCATAGGGTCCACTTCATCGCTCAGTGCGGTGCACTGACGGCGGATGATCTCTATCCGCTGCGGGATGTCCGCATAATATTTCAAGATTGCCTCCGCCTCGTGTACTTTCACTGCTCAGTCCTCCCAAAAAATCAAAAATCTTTCTTGAAAAGGGGTTCTCCGAAAACGGGTTCTTCACCCTTGACGCGCTCAACCATGGCACCCACGCCGTAAATGTCCTCAATGACCCGGCGCAGACGATCATAGGCAAATTCTTCTCCGCCATCGTCCACCCAGCCGAGGAACTGCTGGTAATTTTTCTTGATTTCTTCCTTCACGGCCTCAATTTGTTCAGGGGTATATTCCATTTCTTCCAGTGATTCCGCAAAGAAACGAACGATCATCTTTGCAGCGTCCCGGCGTTCAGCCAGAACACGCAGCTTTTTTTCAGAGCCTACCAGACCACCCGCCGGGAGCCAAAATTCTTCCGGCATCAGGTGGGCAGTGCGTGCTTCCAGCCGCTTGAGGGCTTCCGGTGCACCGTACTTGTCGTGATCCATGATATACCTGGATGCAGCATTGTTCATCTTCAAGGTCAGGAGCGTAGATTCTTTCTCGCCCCAGTCCCAGAGATCATGTGCCGCGGCAACTGCGCAGTACGAAACGACCTGCCCGATTGCCTCACGGTTCAGCGTCGTGCGGTGCTTCGACTTGCCGATGTTGATTTGCTGATTCACTGCATTCTGGATGCTCTGCCGGTAGAATGCTGGCATCCTTGCCCTGCTTTTTCCCATGATGAATCCTTTCCCGCCTGTTCGGCCAGGCGCTTCCACTTTCTGATTTCTTCCGCCGTATCTGGCGTGATATGCTCAATAAACCGCCAGTGCTGCGGTTCTGCCACAAGATCGATAAACATACGGCGGCGGTGGATGTAATCACGCTGCTGCCGCCGGGTGAATTTGCTTTTCACTTCCACCACCTCAACCGTGCCATCAGCATAGGTCAGCACAAAATCCGGGGTATAGTGCGCCGCCGGGAGCTTCACATTGCCGTATTCTTTTTCCGGCAGCATAGTAAACCTGCGGTGCAGCTCTACCTTCACGACCTCGCCACTCTGGACTTTTGGCAGAACAGTTCCCATGTAGTAGTCATACTCGCCCCGGCTGTCAAACTCGTGTCCGGTCGATCTGGCGGCATTCACAGCGGCTTCCAACGATGCAGGTGCAGCTTTGCCCCCGCGCCTTCTCTGTGCAAGCTGCTTTTCCGCCTGTGCCCGGTAGCGTGGCGGCAGGTCAGAAAGTTCCAATCTTATGCTCATGGCTGGTTCCTCCTGTTCTTCCGCCGGGTGTCCGGCTTCTTTTTCAGTTTCACGATCAGGTGCTTGGTGTTGTTCCCCGTGATGTGCTGTTCGCACTCGCGCAGGGTATAACCGGGGTATTTTTTCTCCCAGTATTCACGATCATCCGGCAGGGCAAACGCTTCGTCAAAGCGCTTGCGGCTCCATCTGGTGTCGTTCGGGCGCGGGGTTTTCGGTTTTTGCAGCCCTTGGCTCTGCCGCCAGCGCCGGATACGGGCGCGGGCTTTCGTCATGTAGGTTGTCAGGCGTTCAAAGCTGGAACAGGTCAGGTCGATAGGCTCAACTTTCACAAGTCCCATCGGCCGCCCGGTGCTGTCCCGCCACAAGTCCTTGATCTCCTGCCATGTCAGATTGCCTTGCAGGATCACATGATGGTGGTGTCTGCCGGTAACTTTCCCGTCCTCGTCCACCACGCTGTACTCTGCAACCTGCATCCATTTGGATGCTTCCCGCCCCGTCTTTTTGCAGAAGCGCTTCAAGCGGCGGGTAAAATTCGTCCAGTCCCGGTCTACCTGGTCAAAATCTCCGGGCGCTGGCTGGTGGTCGTGGTCGTATGTAAACGTGGCTGCCCAGTCGCTTTCCCCGAAATTCGTATAGGCCAGCTGGCAGAAATACCGCCTTGCTATCATGTCGTTATACTTCTGCTGCGCAATGGAGGTCGCCAGCTCTCTTTTGCGGCGGGTGCTCGCGGTGTGTTCCTTGTCCGTTGTTTCAAAGAGATCCACTTCTGCATAATCGGATGTTCCGAGAATGTGTTTCTGCTCCCGAATGTACCATGCCCGCACCGTTCACTTCCTCCTTCCGCAAAGTTCTACTGGGATTTTCTTTTCTGTGGACCAAACACACACGGCTTCGCAGGACAAAGGGGATACAACGCCGGGCAGGTCTTTCTAAGTTTCCTATTCCGTCAAGCCCTACAGACCCGCCCTCGTTTTCTCCCCCTTGACCCCCGCTTTCCCCGGCTTGTGTTCTCCTGTGGTCGCTAGATTAAGTTACACATACAAGCCCCTTGCCGCCTCGTCAGGGCGGCAATTTTACGACGGGCTTGCTTAATTCTTGATTAGGAGCTTGATTAGTTTCGTTCAGCCTTTCATTGCGATCCAGTTGTGCATCCGGCCATAGGCCAGCAGATCTTCCACCAGCTTGTCCACCAGCTTCACACGGTCGTCCTGGTCTGTCGTGCATTTGATGTTCTGCGCAGCGTTTACAAACTCAGCAAGCGATCCCCGCATATTTGTGTGCTCAGCGTGTTCGTCTGCCGCATTTGCTGCCATCCGCAGCGCATCGGCAAGGTCCTCCATGTTGTTACGCTCTGTATCGTAGCGCCGGAGGCCGGTATCCTGATAGTTCTCAAAGGCACGGTCCGCCTTCTGCTGGTAGCGCTCTGCCAGCTTTTCAAGTTCACTTCTGTCCATTTTTTAAGCTCCTTTACCTTTTCCATCCCACATTTCCAGCCGAGTGTGACACACCGGACAGGTCTCCGGTTGCCAGTTCGTTATGTAGCCGCAAATAGGGCAGCCGTAGTAATCTTCTTTCAGGATTCCGCAGTATTTTCCCCAGTATGGCCGCACCGGCGGATCCTCTGTGTAATTTACAACGTCAAAGTGATGCAGGCTTTCACTCAAAGCACCTATAATATCTTCTTCTACGCTTCTGTTATCCGGGTTTTCTACTTCGACGGTTAGTTCAATGATGACTTTTTTCTCCATCGCTCTGTACACCTCCGTCCATCACCATTTTCAGGCAGTTAGCTTTCGCACTCGCTTCTCTTTTCGTAAAACTCGCAGGTGTCCTCTGGGTCTGTGTTCTCCGTTCCTTTCGGTGACAGGCCGTTATAGCAGAACCAGCTTTTAGCGTCATGGTAATAGCAGGTGCAGCAGGTGTTTTCAGGCTCCACGTTTGCCTCCCGTATAAAAACGTTCCATCGTTTCGCGGTACACCTTGAAGCACTCCGGGCACAAGTCACCAACTCCAAAGAAGTCCCTCGTTTCAAGCGCCCACCCATCCAGTGCCTTCTGGTCAAACCGGCCATCATCAAACCGTTCTGCAAATACCTGCTTCCGGCAACGGTTGCAGATAAACATTGCTCCGTTCTGTCTCATTGCACTTTCTCCAACTTCATAACCTCAAAATCTTCAAGATTCGGGTGCAACTTCTTCCTCTCGATCCCGAACTTTGCCCTTGCTCAGTGCCAGAGGACCACGTTTGACGAATGGGC